GGCGTCGACCCCGACCTCGTGTACGTCGAGCGGTGCGCTCCGGGCGGGTTCGACGGGGCTGCGTGCGAGCTCGGGGCGTCGTGCTCGCACGTGTACGGCGTCGCGGCGGGCTGCGCGCTGGACCGCGAGGAGACTTGGCACATGGCGAATCACGGGCTGGCGCGTGGCCGGATCGCGTACCGGAAGCTGCGCAGCGAGCGGTCGTCGTTGGACCCTGTCGAGTTCGGCCGTGAGGGCGCGGGCTGGCACGAGGCGGGCGACGACGACGACGTCACGATCGACGTCGACGTGTGGGACGCGCTCGAGGACAGGTCGTCCGGGATCGTCGAGGGGACGCGGCCGGACGTGTTCGTGGTGGGTGTGCGGCCGGATCAGACGGGGTCGTCGATCGGTGTCGCGGGCCGGCGGCCGGACGGTCTGCTGCACGTGGGTCTGATCCGGCACGGGTCCCTCGTCGGTGAGGACCTCGTCTCTGAGGTCCTCGAGCTGCGGCGCAAGCATCGGCCGCGGCGTGTGGTGGTCCTGGGTGGGCCGGGGTCGGCGACGGTGGCGGCGCTGCTCGGCAAGCGGGTCCCGAAGCTGCACGTCGCCGGCCCGGGCGAGCAGGCGGCGTCGGCTGCGTCGCTGCTCGCCGGGCTGAAGGGCGCGGGCGATTTCCGGCACCTCGGCGACCGGCATGTGCGTGCGTCGCTTGAGGCGGTCCCGCCGCGTCGCACCCCGGACGGCGGTTGGTCGTTCGATACTCGGGTCGGCGGTGACGTGCTGCCGATCCTCGTCGTTACCGTTGCTCGTGCGACGGCGGCGGCGCTGAAGCCGTACGACCCCATGCGGTCGTTCGGGTGAACGGGAGGCGACAGGGTGGGACTGGCTGACGCGGTGCGAGCGGTGCTGACCGGGCGCGCGCCGGCCGCGGCGCGGGCGAGGACGGTCCCGGGGCAGGTCCTGGCGGTGCGGGACCGGCCGACCGCGCAGGTCGTTGTGTCCGAATCCTCCCAGGTCGACGGGGTGCAGCGGCGGGACCTGGCGTCCGATGAGATCGGGTGGAGGCTGCGCAACGGCCGGATGCTCGGGTCCGTCGGGTCGGTCCGCGTCGACCACGAGTCGGCGCTGCGGCACTCCGGTGTGTGGGCGTGCCTGCGGCTGCGGGCGAACCTCGAGTCGTCGTTGCCGATCGACGCGTACCTGCGGCTCGGGCAGGTGCAGGTCGAGGTGGATCTGCCGATCGTCCTCGACGAGCCGTTCCCCGGGGTCGACATCGGCGAGCACATGTACTCGAGCCGGGTGGACCTCGACCGGTACGGCAACAGTGTGGGGATCATCCGGGAGTGGTCGCAGCTGGGCTTGCCGATGGTGATCGAGCTGGCGCCGATGTCGGAGGTGACGGCGCTGTGCAACGGCACGCAGGTCAAGGTGTGGCGTATCTGCGGGCAGGAGTACCTGCCGCGGGAGATCTGGCACGAGCGGCAGAACACGATCGGTGGGTGGCCGCTGGGTCTGTCGCCGGTGGCTTATGGCGCGTGGTCGATCGGCGGGTACCTGTCGGCTCAGGAGTTCGTGACTGACTGGTTTATGGGTGGTGCGGCGCCGTCCGGGGTGCTGCGGAACACGCAGGAGGATGAGCTCGACGACGACGTCGTCGAGGCAGCTAAGGCGCGTTTCAAGCTGGCGACGGCGGGCCGTGACGTGTTCGTGACCGGCGCTGATTGGGAGTGGACGCCGGCGGCGATGGACGCTGCGAGCGCGGGGTTCCTCGACGAGCGGGAGTTCGGGATCACGGACGTGTGCCGGTTCTTTGACGTGCCGGCGGACATGATCGACGCGCCGAGCTCAGGGTCGAGCATCACGTACGCGAACATCACGCAGCGGAACGTTCAGACGCTCGTGACGTCGACGGGTCCGGCGCTGCGCCGGCGTGAGCGGACGTGGTCGCGGTGGGCGATGCCGAGGCCGCGGTTCGTGAAGTTCAACACGGACGCGTTCCTGCGGATGGATCCGGCGCAGCGGACGCAGCTGCTGCTGCAGCGGGTCGCCGGCAAGCTGCTCACGCCGACCGAGGCGCGAGCGCTGGACAACCTGCCGGAGTACACACCCGAGCAGCTCGCCGAGCTCACGACGTTCGGGATCATCGGTGCATCATCGACGCCGGCGCAGCCGGCAGGGACAGGAGTGTGACCGTGAACAGGACGGCGATCCTCGCGACGGCCGCGGCGTCGCGCGCCGCGGCGATGCGGGAGAAGGAGCCGGGCCGTGCGGCGCGCCCGATGCGGCGGAGCGCGGCGGCCGAGGGCACCGGGCCGGGCCTGCAGCCGGTGTCGGCGCGGCTCGCATCCTGTGAGGTCCGCGGGGTTGGCGTCGACGGGCCGCTCGTGTTCGACGGGTTCGCGTCGGTCACCGGGCAGTTCTACCGGATGTGGGACATGTTCGGTGAGTACCGCGAGCAGGTGCACGTGGGTGCGTTCGCTGAGACGCTCGCGCAGCCGGAGCTCGACGTGCCGCTCGTCCTCGACCACGTCTCAAGCAAGCGGATCGCGCGGACCAGGAACACGGCGTCGCCGCTGATCCTCGACGAGGTGACGACCGGGGACGTGACCGGCCTGCACGTCCTCGCGCCGTCGCTGCCCCGTGAGGACCTCGACGTGCAGTACATCGTCCCGAAGCTGCGGTCCGAGCTGATCGACGAGATGTCGTTCCGGTTCGTGATCACGTCGGGCCGGTGGTCGGAGGACTACTCGGAGTTCCACATCCACGCCGTCGACCTGCAGCGCGGCGACGTCGCGATCGTCGGGTACGGCGCGAACCCGCTCACCGCGGGAGCGGGCCTGCGTGGCATCGGCGCGTTCAGCGACGACGAGCTCCGTGCCGAGGTGCAGCGCCGCGGCGTGGTGATCGACCTGGCTGCCGGCCGTTCACCGGTCATCCCGGTGCAGCCGGTGGTCGACCCGGAGCTTGAGCGGCGCGCCGCGTTGCACCGGATCCTCGACGTGGCGGCCGTCGGGCGCTAACACTAGGGGGGCACGGGCCCCGGTCGGCCGGCCCCCGACGACCGGCCGGGACCCGACCACACACGGACCGCAGCACGTTCGCCGGCTCGACCCGGATCGCTCAAGCCACCCGGGTCAGGGGTCAGCCATCGCGAGGCGCGTCGAACCCTGACGTCCTACTCACGAGAGGTAACCCCTGATGACGCTCGCCGAGCTCCTCGCGGCGCTGCGCAAGCAGCGCGACTCCAAGATCAAGGCCGCGCGTGAGGCGCGCGCCGGACTGACCGAGCTGCGTGCTCGGATCGACACGACGAACCCCCCCACCGAGGACGAGCTCCGCGACTCGATCGCGGGCCGCGACGCGGCCGACGCCGCGGTCGACGCGCTGACGGAGCGCGTGGAGCAGCTCGAGCGGGACCTCGAGCGGGAGACGGCGCTCGACGGGATGCAGTCGCAGCGGTCGGACACGATCGACACGACCCGCGGTGTTCCGTACGACCGGGTCGCGCGGGTCGGCGCCGAGGCACGCACGTACAGCCCGGGGACGGACCGGACCGGTAGGCAGTTCCTCCGGGACGTGCAGGCCGTGTTCGCGCCCGGTGGTGCGCTGGCCCGCGGCAGCCTCGAGCGGCTCGAGCGGCACATCGCCGAGGAGGCGGTCGAGCGGGCGCAGTACCTGTCGGCCGAGCGGCTCGGCGCGATCGACGCGGCGCAGGAGCGCGCCGTCGGCACCGGTGCGTTCGCCGGTCTGACCGTGCCGCAGTACCTCGTCGACATGGTCGCGCCGCTGGCCCGGAACATGCGCCCGTTCGCCGACGCGATCAACCCGCACGAGCTGCCCCCGGACGGCATGACCCTCAACCTGTCGCGGATCACGACCGGCACGACGGTCGCGTCGCAGGCGACGGAGAACACGGCCGTGTCGCAGCAGGACATCGACGACACCCTGCTCACGGTCAACGTCCTCACGAACGCCGGCCAGCAGACGATGTCGCTGCAGGCGACCCGCCGCGGGACCGGCACCGAGGACGTCACGGTGCAGGACCTCATCCGGGCCTACCACAGTGAGCTGGACCGCCGCACGATGTACGAGGCGGCGATCGGCCTGTCGAACGTGGCGACGAGCGTCGCGTACACGGACGCCACGCCGACCGTCCCCGAGACGTACCCGAAGATGCTCGAGGGTCTCTCGGGTGTCGAGGCGGCCATGCTGAACATGGCGTCCGGGGAGAACCTGGCCGTGATGCACTCGCGCCGGTGGTACTGGCTGCAGAACGGTTTGTCGGCGACGTGGCCGCTGATCTCGCAGCCTGGGATCGCCGCGCAGATGCTCGGCGCGAACTACGCCGAGCGGTACGGCAACGGCATCCGGGGTGTCCTGCCGAACGGGACCCCGGTCGTGGTGGACAACAACATCCCGACGAACCTGGGCGCCGGCACGAACGAGGACGAGATCCACCTCGTCGACCGGATGGAGTGTCACCTGTGGGAGGACCCGCAGGCGCCGCTGTTCATCCGGGCGGATCAGACGCAGGCGGCGTCGCTGGGTGTCCTGCTCGTCGTCTACGGGTTCTTCGCGTTCGCGCACAACCGGTACGCGCAGGCTCGGAAGGTCGCCGGCACCGGGCTCGTCACGCCGGTGTTCGCCGGGGTCTGAGGCTCGGCCGGTACGGGTGCGTCGCTCATCCTCGTGTGTGCGCGAGGATGGGCGGTGCAGCCGGGCCGACGGGCGGCCACGGGAATCATGACCAGGAGGACCCCATGTCGGACATCACAGAGGCAGCGGCGCGTCGCAAGGCGTATGAGGCGGAGCGCCGCGAGGACAGCGTCTCTGCGCTGCTGCGGGAGCGGCAGGGCTACGTCAACCGGGTCGCGTCCGCCGACGAGGAGGACGACGCGAAGACGGCGAGCAGGTACCGCTCACGGGTCGAGCAGGTCGACGAGCAGCTGCGGTACCACGACGCCGGCGACCGGATCCCGGCCGAGGGTCGCCGCGGCCGCAAGGCAGCTGCGGCGCCGGCCGGCGCCTGAGCATCCGGGCGAGCAGGAGAGGGTAGGCCGGGCGATGCCGTTCAACGACGCAGCACGGAACGTGATGCTTGACGCGCTCGACGAGTCCGTCACGCAGATCACGCACGTTGGGGTCCTGCAGATGGGCACGGACCCCGGGACCGGCACGAACCATGCCGGCGTCGAGGCGACTGGCGGCACGCCCGCGTACGCACGTCTGCCGGTCACCTGGGGTGCCGCCGCGGCGGGGCTCAAGAGCAACACGGCCGCGCTGACGTTCGATGTCCCGACGAACGCGTCGCCGGGCTGGGGGTACTTCGGGTACTTCAATGCGGTGACGGGCAACACGGGCAACTACCGGGGGTACGCGCCGCTCGGGGGCGCGACCCCGCTCAAGGGGTATGGGGTCGTCGACCCGACGCTCACGAACGATGCGATCTTCTCCGACGGTCACGGCCTCGCGAACACGGACCGGGTGATCCTCTACAACGTGTTCGGGACGGCGCTCGCGACGGGGCTCACGGAGGGCACGGCGTACTTCGTCGTGTCGGCTGCGACGGACAGCTTCAAGGTCTCGCTGACCTCGGGTGGCGCTGCGGTCGACATCACGGCGCTGGGCGGCGGCGAGCTCTATTGGGAGCGGGTCGTCCCGGAGGTCAACGCGTCGCAGGGGCAGATCACGATCGCGATCGGGCAGCTCGTCCTCGACCTGACGGGCATCTGAGCCGATGCCGGGCTATCAGTCGACGCTGGTCGAGGCGCAGGTCGACGGGACCGCCGTCACGGCGACGGCGGAGGGTTCTCTCCTCCCGGCGCATGTCAAGATCCCCATCCTTGGGGGCTACATCAACCGGGTGGGGAAGCGCTTTCAGATCCGGGCGTCGGGGCGGATCTCGAACATCGTCACCACGCCGGGGACCCTGACGCTCCGGTTCAAGCTAGGACCGACGGCGAACATCGCCGTTGCGACGTCGCAGGCGATCCAGCTCAACGCGGTTGCAAAGACCAACGTCGCGTGGATCCTTGAGGCGTTCTTCACCGTGCGGGCGATCGGGTCTGGCACGGCAGCGAACCTGTTCACCAATGGCACATGGGCGAGCGAGTCCGTGGTCGGGTCACCCGTCCCATCGGCGGGTGGCCCCGGGTCCGCGATGTGGCAGGCGGCGACGCCGGTCGTCGGCACTGGGTTCGACTCGGGGGTCGCGAATCAGATCGACCTCACGGCACAGTTCTCGCTGACGGGCAACAGCATCCAGCTGCACACGTTCGCGCTCGAGGACCTGTCGACGACCCCGTGAGGTAGGGCCATGCCGATCGGTGCTGGGCCGCCCGTCACGGATCCGCTCGCGCCGGTGTGGCTGGCCGGGCCGGTCGCGGGTGTGCAGCCGTTCGTCAACTGGACGTTGTCGTGTGCGCAGGGCACGCCGGGTGCGCTACCGGCGAGCACCGATGCCGTGTCGTCGAGCGACTCACCGGTCAGCAGTGCGCAGGAGAACGCAGGCTCGGGTGGCTCGCTGCGGTACGCGACGGACGCGCCGGGCTCCACCGACACGTGGATCAAGTTCTCCACCGGGGTGACGGCGACGAGCTGTTTCGTCGAGCGGGCGACGATCGGGACCGGGCTCGTCAACTTCGGCCGGCTGGTGCTGCACTGCACGACTGCGGCGCTGGTGGCCGTCGTCGCCCGGTTGGACGTCGTGCAGCCGCGTGACACGGCAACCCGGTTCCGGGTCGGGATCAACCCGGGCGGGACGGTGTCGTTCCTGATCGGCTCGACCGTGGTCCTGACGACGACGGTAGCGATCACAGCCGACACGGCTCCCAGGGTTGAGTGGGCGACGACGATCGACCCGACGTTCGGGACGGCCGAGCTGCGCGTGTACGCGGATGCCTACACGGAGACGCCGCTTGAGGTGGTTGCCGCTGCAGGGTTGAACACGGGCTCGGCGGAGATCACGAACGTGCGGTGGCTTAACCCGTTCGCGTCGGCGGTGGTCGGCCCGTTCTGGGCCCGCGGGTTCGCGTTCGGTGACACGCAGTGGTTCGGGCCGCTACCTGCTCCGGTCGCCGGTGGGATCGCTGCGCGGGGGACCGTGTTCGGTGCGGCGTCCTCGTCGTCGGTGTCGGCCCGGCGTGCGGTGGCGTCTGGCTTGGGCGCTGGCGCAGGGACCTCGGCGGCCGCTGCGCAGCGGGTGGTCGTGGGTACCGGTACGGCGGCGGCGGCGGCGACGTCGATCGCGAACCGGGCGGTCGCGGCGATCGTCGGGCGTGGCGTGACAGCAGCCGCGGCGAGCAGCTCGGCGACCGGGGTCCGCCGTGCGCTGGCTGCTGGCAGCTCGCCGGCGGCTGCCGCGTCGACCGCGAGCGCGCGGCGGGTCGTCGTCGGCCGCGGCAGCGTGGCGGCAGCGGCAGCCTCGACGGCACTGGCCCGGCGGGTCGTCGTGGGTCGCGGGTCGACGGTGGCAGCGGCAGCGTCGATCGCGGTCGACGTTCGCCGGGTCGTCGGGACCGGGTCGACGGCGGCCGCTGCCACCTCGAGCGGCGCGTCGGTCCGCCGGATCGTCGGTGCGGGCGTCGTTGCGGCGGCGGCTGTGAGCACGGCGTCGAGGTCGCTCGTGCGGCTGCAGGCCGGTGTCACAGCTGCCGCCGCGGTCTCTGTGGCGTCCTCGGCTCGCCGTGCGCTTTCCGCGGGCGCTACGGGCGCTGCAGCGGCCTCGACGGCAGCGGCGCGGCGGGTCGCGGTCGCGCGGGGGACGGCGGCGGCGGCTGCGTCGTCGACGGCCGTGGACCGGCGGGTGGTCGTCGGCCGTGGGACTGCAGCCGGGGCCCCCAGCTCGCGGGCGACCGCGGTCCGTCGGGCGCTCGTCGCCGCTCGAGCTGCAGCTGCCGCGGTCGCGACGGCGCTCCGTCCGGTCGTCGTGGTCATCACGGGGCCGGCGTCGATGTCCGGCGCGTCGTCTGCGACGGCGGCGATGCATGTGCAGTCGACGTCGCAGACTGGCAGCGGCGCCGTCGCGTCGACCCCGGGCGGGTCGGGCGCTTCGGCGTCGACGAGCACCGGCGCGACGATCACGACCGACGCGCCGTCGGGTGCGCGCATGACGAGAGGATGAGACGTGCCAGCGATCGACATCGGTGACCCCCTACCGAACCTCGCCGTGCGGGTCGAGAACCCACCCGGGACGCTCGTCGACGTCGGGACGATGGTCCTGACGGTCACGCCACCGACTGCGGCGGGTGCCGTCGTCCCGAACACGCGGACGTCGCTCGGCCTGTACGCCGCGACGTCTCCGTACATCACGACTGAGGGCGGGATCTACCGGGCCCGGTGGGTCGGGACCGGTGCGAACGCGTGCGTGAAGGAGCAGCTCTACAGCGTCGGCGACCCCGTCGACATCGACGACGTGCGCAAGGCCGTGAAGGTTGCGGGCACCGCGACCGACGACATTCTGTACGCGTGCATCGCCGCGGCGACGGCGTACGCCGAGCGCGAGTCTGGCCGGACGCTGAGGCAGCGGACGGTGACCGACGTGCGGGCCGGCGGGAAGTACGCGGTCGCGCTGTCGCAGGTCCCGGTCGGCACGGTGCTGGCGGTGAGCGAGAACGGCAGCGCACTGGTCCCGGCGGACTACACGGTGAACCCGCAGACCGGGCTGCTGTATCGGGGTAGTGGTCGGGGCGGTGCGACGTGGGCGGCGGGCCCGACGGCCGTCATCGTGCAGTACACGACGTCATCGGCGCCCGTCCCGGACCACCTGCGGATGGCGATCATCGAGGGGACGAGGCACCTCGTGGGCCGGTACCGCGGGTCGTCGGGGCAGCCGGCCGCCGGTCCGATCCCGACGGACGACATGCCTGCCATCGTCGACACGCTCATCGGCGCGCGGATCCCGAGGTTCTGAGGTGTCGTCGTCGCTGTGGCTGACAGCCGTGCAGGCGCTCGCCGCGCAGCTCGCCGCGCTACCTGGGTACCGGGCCTACCAGTCGTCGACGTCCGCGGCGTGCACCGTGTTCGTCGGCGCGCAGGTCGACGACGAGGAGCTCCCGGACGGCACCTCAACGGGGTACGTGGTGATCGGGTACGCGGGGACGTCCGACCGGCCGACACCGTCCGGGACGTTCCGGCAGACCCGCGGGCCCATGTCGTCGGCGCACGAGCGCAACGAGGTCTCGCAGATCCGGGTCCGGTGCTGCGCGCAGCCGGGCGACGGCGGCATCGTCGCTGCCGCGCTGCAGGCGGAGGGCTACCTGAACGACATCGAGTCGCTACTCACGTCGAACCCGACGCTAGGGATCAGCGCGCCGACGTCGCGCCGGTTCCTCGCGGAGCTCGACAATGCTGGCGGGTGGTACCTGCAGCAGACGGACGGCGGGCCGCTCGCGACGGTCGACGTCGTCGTGACGTACACGGCACGGATCTAGGGAGGAACACGCGATGTGGGTCGTGATGCACGACAAGAGTCTCGGGGCGCGGGCGCTGCCGGACGGCGCCGGCGGCGTGCTCATCGTCGAGCCGGGCAAGGCGTTCGAGGTCGACGACGCGTTCGCCGGTGAGGCGCCGGGCGGGTGGGAGACGTGCGAGGGGGACGTCCCCCGTGGCCCGTCGGGTGAGGACCTCGCGGACGGGTTCGCGTACGAGCCGCTCGAGGTCCCGGTGATGGTCGACACGGACGGCGACGGGACCGTCGACGCGGTGACCGTGGCGCACTACTTCCGGCGTCGCCTGCTCGGCTCCGGGTTGCTCGCGCAGGAGGACGTGTTCGGGGTGGCAACGGACGCGCAGGTCGCGCGCGCGAGCAAGGGGGCTGACGCGTGAGCACCGCACTCGACGACTTCGTCGCGCTCAAGCGTGAAGTGACGTACGGGACACAGCTCACCCCCGACCGGGCGTACCCGTTCGTCGAGGGCACGGAAGGCGACTGGCTGCCGCAGTTCCGGCAGGGCGCCGGCGTCATGGGCGGCAGCGGCCGGACGACGATGCGCGGGTCGCGGTGGTTCCTCGCGTCGGGCCGCGGTGTCGTGACCCTCAAGGCGGAGCTCGAATCACGCGGCGGCGGGGTCCTGTTCGACCTCGCGACCGGGGTGTCGACGGTCAACGCGATCACGGGCGGCAGCCTGCAGGTGATGCACACGCAGGTCGCGAACATGATCCTTCCGTCCGCGACGATCCAGCTCCGGAAGATCCTCAACGACGGCAGCGCGCGGGTCGAGACGTTCCGCGGGTGCACGGCGATGAAGGTCACGATCGAGCAGCCGGCGAACGCTATCCCGATGATCGAGGTGGAGTTCGACGCGCTCGCCTACACGACCGCTACAGCGGCCATCGTGCCGAGCTACGCGCTGACGTCCAACCTGTTTGACGCCATGCACGGCAGCATCGGGTACGGCGGGACGCTCACGGTTCCGTCGGCGTCCGCGCTGGGCACGGGCTTGACGGCCGTCGGGTACTGGCGGTCGTTCAAGCTTGAGATCGACCAGAACGGCAACGATGACGGGTGGGTCCTCGCCGGCGGTGTCCGGTCGCAGCCGAAGGTCGGGACGCCGACGATGAAGCTCACGGGTGACGTGGAGCTCGCCGACAACGTCCTCGCGGACGCGTACGTCGCCGGCACCCGCAACGCGTGGTACGCGACGTGGTCGCATCCGACGGAGGTCGTCGGTGCCGTCCCGGCGGCGCTGCAGCTCGTCATCCCGTCGCTCGCGCTCACGAAGGGGATCCCCCAGGTCAAGCCGGGCGAGGCACCCCGGACGTACCCGGTGGAGGGGGAAGTGAAGTACGACGGGACGAACCGCGACCTGTACCTCGTGTACCGGACGCAGGACACGGCGCTGTGACGTGAGCGCTGGCATCCGGTGGACGGGCGCGGATCCGGCCGACGTCGCGGCGGCGATGGAGCGGTGCGCGGACGACGTCGCGGAGGGGCTGGCCCGGGTCGTGGGTGATGTCCCGGACGCGTTGCGGCGGACGTTCCCGGATGCGGCCCGCGCCAAGATGCCGCGACGTGGCGGGCTCGCCGCGATCGTCGCGTCGTCGGACCTGCGGATCGACCCGGGCGGGACCGTCGAGCAGCCGCAGGTCGTCGCGACGGCGAGCGGGCGTGGTGTGTCGCTGGGCCCCCTCAACGACGGGGACCTGCGGCACCCGGTGTACGGCCGCCGCCGCGGCCGGTGGGTGTCGCAGCGCGTGCGGTCCGGTATGTGGCAGGACGCGTGCGAGGCTGCTGCCGAGGGGTCGGACGACGAGCTCCTGCAGGAGCTCCGCGACGCTGCACGTGCCGCGGCCTCGAGCACCTGAGAGGACACGGGAGGGCACACGGTGAGGATCCGAATCGAGGGTCGCGAGTACCCGGTCGTCGGGCACCGGGCGGCGAACCTGCTCCACCTGATCGAGCTGCGGGAGCACACGCGGGCGCTGTTCGCCGAGCCGCTGGGCATGGCCCGGCTCGACGACCTCGAGCGGGTGAGCTCGCGGATCCGCAGGGATCTGACCCGGGTGACGCTCCTGCGTGACGAGGCGGCCGAGCGCGGCGACGATCTCGCGGTCGCGGCCGGCGACGATGAGATCCGGCGGCTGCAGTCTGAGCAGGCGGACGACGGGCTGCTCGGGATGGCGATCGTGATCTTTCTGTCGCGGCGGAAGGCGGGCGAGCGGGTGACGTTCGCGCAGGCCGTCGACGTGGACATCGCCAACGACGTCGAGTGGATCCCGGAGCCGGACGACGAGCAGCCGGTCGCGCCGGATCCCGGAGACGGGGTGCCGCTCGACGGTGTCACGGCGGCGCCGGACCCTCATTCGCCGGCGCCCGCTTCCCTGGGGACCAGCGCCGGCGACCCCGACCCGGCGCCGGTCCCACCCAAGGCGAAGCGCGCGACCAAGGGTGGCCGTTCGACGACGTCGCGGAGTCGGTAGGGGAATGGCTCGCGCTGGTCAGCAAGCACTGGCCGTTCATCAATCCGGCGACGGTCGAGGACCTGGCGGCAGGATGGTGGGCGTACTACGTGCGGGCGGCGCAGGCCATCGTGGACGCAACCCGGGATGCTGGGAAGGCACCGACGGTGCGTGACGTGAGGCGGCGACGGAGTGTCTGAGACGGTCGAGCTCAAGTTCATCGTCGACGGCGACTCGTCGGGGGCGACGACCGCGCTCGACCGCGCGGGGACCGCGGCCGAGGACGTCGATCAGAAGTTCCGCAAGGGATCCGAGGGGATGGCTACCGGGTTCGACCGGGCGTCCGAGGCGGCGGACGGCACGGAGGAGAAGTTCGAGGGGATCGCGTACACGCTGTCGGGGTCCCTGGGGCTGATGGCCGGTGTCGGCGCCATGGCCGAGGGGGACCTCGCCGGGGGTCTGGCTATGGCTGCGATGGGCGGCGCGGACCTGGCGCAGGGTGTCCGGAAGGCGGTGATCCCTGCGCTGCAGAGCATGTCGCTGACGAACCTACGGTCGGCCGCGTCCTCTGCGACAGCGACCGCGGCGGCCGTCGGGCAGCGCGCGGCGAGCATCGCGGCTGGCGCGGCGTCGAAGGTGTGGGCGGCCGGGCAGTGGCTGCTCAACGCGGCGTTGACGGCGAACCCGATCGGGCTGATCATTCTGGCGATCGTCGCGCTCGTGGTCGCGATCGTCGTCGCCTACCGCCGGTCGGAGACGTTCCGGCGGATCGTGCAGGCGGCGATGCGTGGTGTGCAGATCGCTTTCGGGTGGGTGCTGACGAAGGTGCAGCAGCTCGTCGGGTGGATCCGCGCCAACTGGCCCCGGCTCCTCGCGATCCTCACGGGACCGATCGGCCTCGCGGTCCGGTTCATCCTGTCCCGGTGGGACAGCATCCGCTCGGGCGTCGTGACCAAGACAGCCGCGCTCATGGCGTTCGTCCGGGGCATCCCGGGCCGGATCCGGTCCGCGGTGGGCAACCTGGGGAACCTCCTCCGGGGCGCCGGCCGCGCGATCATCGACGGGCTGATCGGCGGGATCAATGCCGGGTTCGACCGGGTCCGCGGGATCCTGTCGACCCTGACCGGGATGCTGCCCGATTGGAAGGGCCCGCGCCGGGTCGACGAGTCGATCCTGTTCGAGTCCGGGCAGGTCGTCATCGGCGGGTTCGCTGACGGGCTCGCGGACGGCAGCGGCCGCGTCCGGCAGCAGCTCGGCGACCTGACGTCGTCGCTGCCGTCCGCGGTCGGTCCGGGCCGTGGCGGCGGCGGCGGCGGTGGAGACATCCACATCCACACGCCGGCGATCATCACGAACGAACGGCAGCTCGTGCAGATCATCGACCGCGCGGAGTCCCGGGTCGGGTCGGCGCGCACGTACGTCCGGCCGGGGGTGTGACCGGTGGCTGCAGTCGGCGGGCCTGCGTCGTGGGCGTTCACGGTGCGGTGGGATGGGACGACGTTCGTCGACGAGTCGGCGTCCCTCATGGCGGAGGACGGCAAGGCGATCGTCATCACGGCCGGCGGGACCGACGACGGCGAGCCGCAGATCGGTGTCCTGTCCGCGACGTTCGACAACGCGCGGCCGGGTGCGCTCGGCCGGTTCACCCCGGATAACCCGCTGTCGCCGCTGTACCCGCACGTCGAGGATGGTGCGTGGACGCGGTTCTCCGTGACCCGCGGCGCCTCTACGTCGTTCCGTCATCGGGG